ATGCCAAAAAGGAAAAAGACAATTGAAGAGCAAATCAAGCAGGGGCTTACAAATCTTGCCGTCGGCGATGTCAGCGACGCCGTTTCGCTTTTGTTTTTGAGCGAGGACGAGATTTTGCAAAAATTGCCAAAACTCAATTTGTTTAATATCAGCGAAATAAAGCGAGTGAAGGGCGGAGGAATGGAAATTAAGTTTTTCGACAGACTCAAGGCATTTGAAAAGCTGAATGAGATTGTCGCCGTGAGCAACGGCGAAGGATTGAGCTTTTATCGGGCGCTTGAAAAGAGTGTAGAAGAAATGCGGGGCGAAAAGCCTAATGACTGAATTTAAGCCGTTTTCAAAAAAACAGCTCCTTGCGCTGACTTGGTGGTGCAAGGGCAGTCCCTCGGCAGATAAAAACGGAATTATCTGCGACGGCGCAGTACGCTCCGGCAAAACGCTTTGTATGTCGCTTTCGTTTGTCGGCTGGGCGTTTTATCATTTCGGTGACACCGCGTTTGCTCTTTGCGGTAAAACCGTCACCTCTCTGAGACGAAATGTTGTTACGCCTCTTGTTCCGATTTTAAAATCGCTCGGTTTTGCGGTTGAGGAAAAGCTGAGCAGGAATTATCTGACAATCGAAAAAGGCGGAGTGCAAAACAGATTTTATCTTTTCGGCGGTCGCGACGAAAGTTCGGCGTCACTGATTCAGGGTATGACCCTCGGGGGAGTTCTTCTTGACGAGGTTGCGCTTATGCCGCGCTCGTTTGTTGAGCAAGCGCTTGCAAGATGTTCGCTCGACGGTTCAAAATTTTGGTTTAACTGCAATCCGGAGCATCCTTATCATTGGTTTTATAACGAGTGGATAAAAAAATCAAATGCTAAGAATATGCTCTATCTTCACTTCACAATGGACGATAACCCGTCCCTTTCAAACGAGGTGAAATGTCGTTACAAAAATCTTTATTCCGGTGCGTTTTATGAAAGATTTATCGAGGGCAAATGGGTTGCTGCGGACGGACTTGTTTATCCCATGTTTGACGCCAAAAAGCATATAAAAGAGGCTGATTCGTTTGACGAATACTATCTCTCGTGCGATTACGGCACGGTCAATCCGTTTTCTCTTGGGCTTTGGGGGCATTGCGGCAAAGCGTGGTACAGAATAAACGAATATTATCATTCGTCACGCGAAAAGGGCGTTCAGCTGACGGATGAGGAATACTATTCGCATCTGTGCGAACTTGTCGGCAACAGAAAAATTACCGCGCTGATTATTGACCCGTCGGCGGCATCGTTCATCGAAACGGTGCGCAGACACGGCAAATATCGAATAATCAAGGCGGATAACGATGTTCTTAAAGGAATCAACCGCGTTTGTCAGGCACTCAAGGATAACGAAATTTACATATCACCCGATTGTACCGATGCGATAAGAGGATTTTCGATTTATCGTTGGGACAATGACATTAAACGCGACGCACCGAAAAAGGAAAATGACCATGCAATGGACGATATTCGATATTTTGTTCAGTCGGTAATCGGCAAGGACAAAAGCGATTATTCGTTTTCATTTGCGGTAGAAAGGAAGTGAAGTATTGGGTTTATTCGGTAAAAACAAGAAAGACGGCTCAAACGACAAGCCGAAGCAGTCGGCACAAGTTGTTCAGACAGGCTCTGTTTCGTCAAATCCGTTTTATACATTTTCAAACTATACGCCGATGAATGTTGACAACCGCATTTATGCACAACTGCGAGAGGGTGTTCCGATTATCGACAGTGCTATAAACAAGATTGTTCGGCTTATGGGCGGTTTTAGGTTTGAAACGGATAACGAGTCGCTCAGCAATGCCATGAACGAGTTTTTTGCCTGTGTAAATGTAGGCGGAAATCAGCAGGGCATACAGTCATTTGTTGATAGCTATGTTGAACAGCTTTTGACATATGGTACAGCGGTAGGCGAAATAATTGCAGACGAAAACTGCTTTTATGCGCTTTATAACGGCGAGCTTGATGTACTTGAGGTGAAGAGAAATGACAACGGTATTGACCTTGAATTTTTCAACACTTCGTCGGGCATGGCTCAGCCGATAAGACATCCGAATAATATTTTGTTTTCCGTTTTAAATCCTCAGCCGGGAAAAATTTTGGGCACAAGTCTGTTACGCGGATTGCCGTTTGTCAGTGATATTCTTTTAAAAATTTATTCGACAATCGGCTCAAATTGGGAGCGTGTCGGCAATCTGCGATATGCCGTGACATATAAGCCGCAGGGCGACGGTACGGACGCTGCATTTGCAAAGGAACGCGCAAATCAAATGGCGTCGGCGTGGAAGGACGCAATGTCGTCAAAGGACAGCGTAAAGGATTTTGTTGCAGTCGGCGATGTTAAGGTCAGCGTTATTGGCGCGGACAATCAAATTCTCGACAGCGAAATCCCCGTGCGCCAAATGCTTGAGCAGATTATTGCAAAAACAGGGCTTATGCCATATATGTTCGGCTTGAGCTGGTCCACAACGGAAAAAATGAGCCAACAGCAGGCAGATATTCTCACAACAGAGCTTGCGGCTTACAGAAGAATAATAACCCCTATACTCAAAAAAATCGGTATGGCATATTTAACCGTTAACGGCATTGCAAATGATGTCGAAATTGTTTGGGACAGGATCACCCTTCAGGATGAAACCGAGCATGCACAGGCACGGTACTATAATGCCATGGCTGATAATTTAATTAAGGAGGCAGATGATGGCTCAGTGTCAAATCCAAAAATGCAAGACCGATGATTCGGATTTGCAAAAAATCAATGCTCTTGCACGCCGCGAGCTTTCGGCTGACGAAATTTATGTGTTTAATGTCACGCTGTGCAGTAATGAGGTTGACAGAGATTACGAAAAATTTTCGATTGAGTCGTTAAAACAGCTTGCACCGCTTTTTATCGGAAAAACGGGAATTTCCGATCATTCGATGAAAAGCTCCGACCAAAAAGCACGCATTTTCGATACATATATCGAAAAGCAGGACGGACGCTTTACTGTTGACGGCGAACCGCTTTGCTGTCTTAAGGCAAAAGCGTATATGCTCAACAACGAAAAAAATGCCTCACTGATTGAGGAAATCGATGCAGGAATCAAGAAAGAGGTTTCTGTTTCGTGCTCAATGAGTAGCAGCAAGTGCTCTGTCTGCGGAAACGACAGAAAAAAGGGCGGATGTTCTCATATTAGGGGTAGGGAGTATAACGGCAAACTTTGCTTTGATACTCTTTCAAACGCCGCCGACGCATACGAATTTAGCTTTGTTGCCGTACCGGCACAGAGAGAAGCAGGCATCACAAAATCCTTTAAATTCACACAGGAGGAAAATATGCAGGATATTTTGAAATCAATTGAAAACTGCGGCTCTGACATCACTATTTCAAAATCACAGGCTCACAAGCTCCAAAGCTATATAGACGATTTGTCCGAAAAAGCAAGTCTCGGCGAGGCATATAAGGAGGAACTTTCAAAAGAAGTTGTCAAAATGTTTTTGAAAGCTTTTCCGAAAACGGACCCACAGATTTTTTCGTCTTTAACATCGGTTATGACAACTAAGGAACTTTTGGGATTTAAAAACGGTATGTGCGCTCAGGGTCAGGCTCCGGCTCCGCAACTTATGCCGAAGGGGCAAAGGCGCGACACCGAAAAATTCAACCAATATAAAATTTAGGAGGAAATGAATTTATGATTTCTTATAACGGTTACAAAACAAACTGTATCACTATTGAAAACGGCAATGCAAAGGTCGGCGATATTGTCAGCATTGACAGTGACGGCAAGATTTATAAATCAACTAAAAATCAGCCCTTCATCGGGGCTTGTGTTGCTGTCAGAGGAAAATACGCTGTTGTTCAAACGGACGGCTATTACGAGTTTAGGACAGTTGCCACAGCACTCAATTGCGGCTATCGCGGATTTGTCGCGGCAGGCGACAACGCAATTGACATCGGTGATATAAGTGCTGCCGGCAGAACATTTCTTGTTCTCAAATATGACGCAGAAAATAAAACCGTCGGCATTGTACTTTAATTTTCAGAAAGGATGATTTTATATAATGGCATACGATAATTTAAAACTTGAAAAAGGATTATACACAACCGGCAAGAGTTTTACACAGGCACTCGAGGCGCTTGATCCGTCTGAAAACTATGTCGGCACAGAACTTGAGGGACTTGACGCTTATCAGCGCCAGCTCAAGCGTTTCAACATAAAGGTTTCGGGTTTTGATTCCGATTGCGTTGCAAAATTCTTTACTACAAGCGATTCAGCGGCGCTTTTTCCGGAGTATATTTCAAGAGCCGTTAGGCAGGGCATTGATTCAAATAACACCGTTGACAAAATTGTTGCTACAACCACAATCATTGATTCTCTTGATTACAGATCGGTTGAAACGGTTACTTCGATGGAGGACAAAATGCTCGCATTTGTCGGTGAGGGTGCAAAAATCCCGGAAACGGTTATTAAAACAAAGGACAAACTTACACCGCTTCATAAGCGCGGCAGAATGCTTGTTGCGTCATACGAGGCTGTTAAATTTCAAAAACTTGATTTGTTTACCGTAACATTAAAGCAAATCGGCGCACAAATCGCAAGGTCACAGTTTTTTGATGCCTTTGAGGCTATCAATGATTCAAATTGCCCAAAATATACCCTTGCGGGTGAGAATTATACATATTCCGATCTTGTTGATTATTGGTGCAGTTTTAATCCGTACAAGCTCACAACATTGATTGGCGGCAAAACCAGTATTCTTCAGCTCCTTAATATGAACGAATTCAAGGACGCCGCCGCAGGACTTAAATTCCACGCAACGGGCGATATGATTACTCCGTTCGGTGCCGAAATTGTTCATTGCAGAGAGCTTGACGAGTCGCCGATAATGCTCGGCTTAGATAAAAACTGCGCTGTCGAAAAGGTGCAGGCAGGCGGGGTGTCAACAGATTTTGACAAGCTTATAGACCGTCAACTTGAGAGAGCGTCTATTTCAACAATTACCGGCTTTTCGGTTATTTATCCCGATGCCGCAAGATTTATTGCTCCTGAGGGAGTATAAACATAGCTTATGATTGATGTTGAAAAAGTAAAACGCATTACGGTTTTGCTCGGCGGATATGATGACGGCGAGATTGAAAAATACTCTCCTATTATTGAAAATGCGGTTGCAGTTATCGGCTCTCTGCTTGCAAATGCAGAATTTGAAGCAGATACCAGAGCCGTATATTTGGCGGCGGCGAGGGCAAATTACGATGTTGTGCTTGCCGTTAATTCGTATGACGGTGACAATGTTTCTTCGTTCACTGCGGGCGATGTCAAAATCGTTGAGAGCGACACTGTCGCATATGCCGAGCGGCTTTATAAAAACGCACAAAATGCGTGTAAGGACATTCTTGCCGACAGCGGCTTTTGCTTTAAGTGCGTTTGAGCCTCAATTTATGAAAGGTGATGTTTATCAATGATTGACAAGAGTTCACTTTGCAAAAGGTATTTTAATCTGCTCGGCAAAGAGATGAGCCTTGTTAAGAGCGATGGCGGCAGAGACACTGTCTTTGCCGTTGTCAACCAAACTTGGCGCAAAAACAAGTCTCGATTTGAAAACAATGCAACCGCGGCAGGCTTTTATTATAACGATTATTATACATATTTCGGACCGAGCGATTTTGATATTTACAATATAAAGGACAACGATTATTTGATGTTTGACGGTGTTAAATATGAATTTATCAGGCGTGAACGAGTGATTATCGGCGGCAGAGTTCAGTTTTATACCGGAATTTTGAAACGCATAGCCGAGGAGGATGACGATGTTTTTTGATGAAAAGATTGACGAAACAATTGAAATCCTGAAAAGAGATTCGTTTTTTGACGATATGCGGATTATAAAAGCGTATCCGTGTGCGACAAAGCCGACAAGACTTGAAAAAAATATAATCGCCGTGTCGCCCGGAGAAACGGTGATGAATAATATTTCCGTAGGTCAATGTGTGCTGTACGGGAATTATGAGATACGCTTTGACATATTTGTTTCTCAGCGAAACGGTGCTGAGAGTTTGGCAAAAATCGCAAGCAGAATAATTCACGATTCGCTTTTTAAGCATCCTGCAAAGATAGAAGTTTCAAACACTTCAACATACAACGCAATCGGCGCTTTCACTATCAGGTGTACCCTGACTTTCGCCGGTACGGACTTAATATAAAGGAGTGAAACCTATGGAGAATACAGAATTTGATTACGATTCAGCTCGCTTAATGAGCGACTATTATTGCCTTGATTCAAGGCGTTATGACACATCGGGAGGCGAATGATGCAAGCAATAAAAATGACATACAAAGGCTTTTGCTTTGACGCAAACCCTGCCTATATAAAGGCGGAATATTCAAAAAACATTGCGTCAAAATCTGTCCTTTTTAAATCGGCAAAACAGCAGGAGATTTCGTTTAAAGCGGCAAAAATCAAGGGCAACGGCAAATTTGTCGGCTCAAATGCCGGCGAAAAAGCACACGAACTTATTAAGGTGTTTCAGTCAAAAGGCTCCTCATTCTTGTTTTCCCACGATTTGCCGCCGATGAGAGCATATTTTTCATCGCTCGACATTTCATACAACGCAGTTGAGGAATGTGTTGATTATTCGTTTGAGTTTATCGAGGATTCCGATGCAAAAAATCCCATTCGCAATTTCGGCTACACATTTGCGCTTGCCGATGAAAATCTATATGACATTGCAAACAGAACATCTGTCGGCGTTGAAAAGCTTTTCAAATGCAATAATTATCCCGATTTGTTTTCTGTTCGCGAGGGGGATAAGGTATGGCTGAGTTAAGTTTTGTTTGCTATACGCCCCAAAATAAGAAAATCAGCGTTGACGGCGTCGTGTCTTATGAGCTTTCGAAAACGGCGCAGGCACCTGCCGACGGATTGAGACTGACATTTTTAAGCGATAAAAAACTTCCGTGCATAAACCGTGTTTTGGCTTATGACGGCGATGAACTTATTTTTAACGGCATTGCCGACACGCAACGCCAAAGCGTTACCTCGACAGGAATATCCTGCTTTGTATATGCACGCTCGACGGCTTGCATTTTGCTTGATAACGAAGCAAAGCCCTATACTTATGACAGTCCATCGGCAATTTTTCTGTTTAACAGGTATGCAAGGGATTTCGGCTTCAAATCAAAACTGCCGTCCGTTTGGTGCGACACATATTATCAGGTGGGTAAGGGCACATCGTGCTACGGTGCGATAAACGATATGGTGTATGCTTTGACGGGCAAAAATGTGCTTGTTACCCCTCAAAATGAACTGTGTGTGCTTAATGAAAATGCTGTCGTTAATATGGAGCACTACAATGTTTTGAGCAAAAAATATGTTATCAACCGCGGTGACGCTTATTCTCAAATCGACTATATGACAGATGATGAAAACGGATATTCTCACCATTTTAAAAGCCGCTTTTTTGAAAGTGAGGGCATCAGCCGTTCTAAAAAAATCAATCTTTCCGCACTGCCCATATGGCAACAAAAGCGCAAACTGAAAAATCTTTTGTCAAGCAGCAGTGATAATTATGAAACGGTTGAACTTATTTTGGAGGGAATACACAATTTCAATCTTTATGACCGAGTAAAATGCGACGGCACGATAGATGACGGCGACGATTTTTATATCAGCGATATTTGTATTTCGGCAAAGACGGATTATTGCAAAACGAGGATAACGGCGTCAAAATCAATTGATTTGCGGGAGGTTAACTATGTGGCTGAGTAAAATGCTTTCAAAAAGCGACAAAACTATGACAGCCGAAAGCGGAAGCGTTACACTGTCAGACAAAAATACCTGCGAAATCGGCGCCTCGGTGTGTCAGCGCGATATTGATTCGTATTCTCCGTACGGCTACAGCTCAAGGGCGCCGCGCGGCGAAAAAATCATACTTGTTCCGTCTGCAGACGGTCAGGTTATGCTCGGCACTGCGGAGGATGCCTCGTCGCTTGAAAGCGGAGAGATTCGCATTGCTTCGGCCGGCGGCGCCAAAATAATTTTAAAAAATGACGGTACGGTTATCATCAATTCAATGATAATCGGCAAGGACGGTGTGATAAAAAATGACAAATAAAATAATTGACGGCGATTATGTCAAATCAAACGGTGCCGCAAGATTGCAAACGGTTGATTACATCGATGAGGTGCTTCAAAATGCCAAAATCATTTTGACTGCACGCCGCGGCAAATTTTATCCGAATAAGGACTTCGGCAGTTTGATTTCGACAATCAACGCACAGCCGACAGCCGAGTATGCACTTTGCTATGCAAGGCAGGCACTCGGCGCCCTTGACGGCGTTTGCGTGAAAGCGGCAACGGTCGGAGAAAACGAGATTACATTTACAATCGCCGTTAACGGAACAGAAGGGCAGGTGGGTGTCGATTTTGAAAATAACATATGATGAAATACTTAATAATATGAAAAACGCATTTTTTGAGAAAAGCGGAGAAAATGTTGACTTGATGAGCGACCTTGGTGCAAGGTTTCAGGCTGTCGCGTCGGAGCTTTATTCGCTTTCGTGCTACGGCGACTATATTCTTCGCCAATCGTTTCCGCAAACGGCAAACGGCACGGAGCTTGACTATCATGCCGCTCTTCGTGACATTACGCGCAAGTCTGCGTCAAAATCAAGCGGAGAGCTGACATTTTATGTTGATGAGCCGATAGAAACGGAACTTACGGTTCCCAAAGGAACTGTTTGTTCCGTAAAGGACGGTCCGTATATTCAGTTTGAAACAAGCGGTGAGGCTGTTATTTCGGCCGGCGATACGGAAATAAGCGTTTCGGCAAGTGCAATTGCCGCAGGTGCGCAGTATAACGCAAAAGCGCAAACAATCACCGTTATGGTCGATTGCCCAAAGGGTATTTCCGGCGTTAGAAATGATGAGGCATTTATCGGCGGCACGGATGACGAAACGGACGAGTCACTGCGCAGACGAATTTTGAGCGCATACTCCGTTGCTCCGACAGGTGTCAACGAAAGTGCTTTTGAGCAGGCTATAACAAGGATTGACGATGTTGTCGACTGCAAATTTATTCTTTACACAATCTATTTGCGCACCAAATCCGGCACACTCCCGATTTCACTTTCAAACAAGGTTTCAAATGCCGCCCAAATCATAACTATGGCAGGGTGTTATTCGACAACAAAGCTTGCAAGCGAACTTCCCACTGATTTGTGCGTTTATATCAACAAATCGGCTTTCGAGAATGAAAAACTCAAATCTGCTCTGATAGAGGAGATTAAGCGGTATTTTGACCGACTTAAAATCGGTGAGTCGCTCAATTTGAATAAGCTGATTTATTCGCTTATGCGTGACGAGTCACTGACATATTGCAATATTACCGATAAAAACGGCAAGGGCGGTTCTGTGTGGTGTTATGACACATCGTATTTGACACCCGGAAAAATTAAGGTGGCGGCGTATGACGAGTGAGTATGAAAGAATGAAAGCACTGCTCGAGGGTCTTGGGCTTTCGTTCAAAGAAAACGGTATAACAAATGCAGAAATTTATGCGTATGCAATGGGCATTGAAACAGTCAAAAACCGCCTTAAAAATGCCTACGATTCTGTTTTTATCAACACAAAGGGCAATTATAATATGCAAGGCTATATTGATTTGCTTGATATTGACACCGAAAGATACGGCGACGAGCTTATAAAACAGCAGATTATTGAGCGACTTTCAATGCCGTTTTGCGATTACAGGGCGGACGATTTTAAGTGTGCATTTTCGCGCGTCGGCTCGGGCAAATGCACTGTAAGCAACAAGCAAACTGTGTTTTCGGGTGTTAAGCAAAAGGATTTGCACCGCCTCGGTCTTTTTATCAAAAGCTATATTTTGATGTGCACCGATGCGTTGTTTGACGGCGACGGAATGAATTTTGATTCGTGGGACGAGTGGAGTCAAACTTTTGACACATATGATAATTTCGGCTTGCCGTGCAGTGTACTTGAAACTTTAAGGAGTGATATTATTGAGTAGTTCAGCAAAAACTGAAAAAATGGGGCTTAATCAGTGGCAAGGCACCGATGTCCCCAAGCGAAACGATTTTAATACAGACAATCAAAAAATTGAGGATTTTGTGACAACTCATACAGAAAATACTGTTTTGCACACAACACAAGCCGAAAAAAATGTTTGGAACAATGTTTATTCAATCCAAACCTTTTTCGGCAACAATGCAAATTCAAGAGTCATAACATGTACGGCTGATTTTACGCCGCGCGTTGCGATTGTTTTTGCGCACGGATACACGCCGCAGGTTGTTGATATTGCAAACGAGTCTGACTATAACTATTTCGGCATTGCCACAAACAGCGGCTCAATGTTCGGAGTTTCGCTTTCAGGCAAAAATCTTACTGTTAATCAATCGACCACGGCACTTTCCAATGTCGAATACAGAAACTTAAACCTCAAGGGCGTTATGTATGTTTGCATATTTTTCAGATAA